TATGCTCGCCCTTCGGATTCAATGCACAGGACTTCGGACACGTGCCGAATATTGAATGCTCGCCGCTGCGGTACGTTACCGCGATTGGTCCGGTTTTCCCGTTGCCTGATACCGCTACAGTCTTTAGCATAATTTCCTCTCTTCACTCTAGGTTGTGACGATAACACTATAACAGGTTGTCTCCCCATTCGCAACCTATTTTTTCGGCCATTCTTCGGGCTGCGTCGCGTACCGCGATCACAAAATCCCGCTGGCACCCATAAGTCTCCACATCGAACTCGAGCACCTCGCCCTCGCCACTGTCAGCGTAAACAGTGGCACAGGGGTAGTCAAAATCGGCACGAACAAAATCAGGCACAGAATCAACAGGTTGCGTAATGTCGTCAAATAATCGCATGGTTATCTCCCGATGGCGTAATCGCGAAGGGTTTTAAAATAGGCGCTAGGTTTATCATGGTTTCGAGCATTGTTTAACCACGCCACCACGACGGTGCCGCTAGGTTTGACGCCCATAAACCGCCCGACACTTTCCTTTGTTCCGGCATATACCCATTGCCCGGGTTGAATATGCTTATAAACAGAATAAGGCATGGCCCAGATATTGAAGGCAGGTTGATATTGCATCAGTCCCTCCCCACACCAGCGTAGGCCTTTGCGGCCTTTAAAGTACGGAATGTCCGCTTTTCTTGCGGTATTCCGTAGTATTCCGAGGAATACAGTTTGTCTTGGGTTTCGCCCTGATACCGCATTCCAAATTTTGTGCAGACAATCCACCCGGACGTTTTGCCTGCTTTTTTGATCGGAACAATCATAACCACCATCACATTCTCCTCTATAATTCACTGCAACTCGCAGTGATAATACTATAACACTACTTGACCGCCTGTGCAACTAGGTAGTTTCCCTTATAGGGTTTACCCCTAGTAGTCCCCATAATATAGGTCCTGATACGCTTCCGGGTTTGGCTGCGGCTCCCCTTTGTAGAAGGGATTCCTCTCCCACGTGTCATAAGGCGACAACAGCCATTCAACCTCCCGGCGATCACGGCCAACATCGAAGGCCCACTGTTTAATCGCGGCCTCGATACTGTAGGGCTGCTCGAATTCCTCGTCGTAAGTAGGTCGTAAGATCATCAGATTTTCTCCCACGCTTGTAGGCCCTCAATGACCTGCTCCTTGGTCAACCACCCCTTACACATAGCGTGCTCGAGAACCTCTACCGCGGCATCCCGTGACGTGCTGCTTCCAAACCCGTGAAGCTTACACAACTCCTCAAAGGTTTCACCAGTGATGGGCACCGCGGCATCAATCAGCGCATCCTGAAGGCCATCAGAAAACACGCAATGCCGACCAATGTAGATGATCCGAGGATCATTGTCGTCCGGCGAATCCTTGTATGAGGGCCACACCTCAATCATCATGCCCTTTGGCAAAAAGGGCCAAGATAACCAGCTATCAGTGTATCGACGGTCCCGGCTAGTGTTCTCAACATTCCGGGTCAGTTTGTACCACTGGGGTTTTCTGCTCATATCCATCTCTATCCTCTCTTTATTGACTGCACCATGCAGTGAAGACACTATAACACTGCCACAAGGGGGAGTCAACTAGGGGTTTTCCCTAGTTGACATTAGTTAAACAGTCCTCAATCCACTGTCTTCATGCATCTGTTTCAACAGATGATTGGAATCAAAGTATTCGCCCAGATCCCTTGCATACTTATGGGGATATGATCCCATCCTATGTCCAAGGTTCCAGATCGCGTCATGCTGGGTTTCGCCATCGCAAGACGGTCCTAGCTGCCTACCATCAGACTCATAGTAAGAAGCTTCCCACTTAGCCGTGTCTTCTTTGAATACACACTTGATCATCGTTTCCTCTCTTGGTTGGCTGCAACATGCAGTGAGGACACTATAACACTACCTGGGGTGCCCATCAACTAGGTACTTTCCCTACCTTCGATCCATCAGGTCAACCATCTTTTGCCAGTCTACTTTATCGATTGGCCAGTCCCCAATAGACGGCACTCGATCAGCGTGCTTAGTCAACAGTTCAGGAATGCGACACCCCTCAAACAGAATGGCCCGCGTGTCCCCCTTTTCCCAAATATCATCCTCGCGATATCTCACCAACAAATAGACCGGGCAACCAAGATTCCAGTGCTTGACTATGAAGGCAACTTGATGGGGGCGCATGAACACGCTCTTGGTATAAGTCACCTTCAACTCAACCATCGCAAAACGCCCCGGGAGCGCGACAAGCAGGTCGGGTAACCCTAGGGTAACCCGAGACTCTAACGGCGTCACTGAGGCCCCGGGAAGGGCCTTCCTGACCACTGCTGAGAACTCTGCTTCAGTTTTCCGTTTCTTCGGTGCTGGCATCGATCATCTCCATGATGTCTTCAGGGGGTTCTTCGACCCCGGGATCAAAAGCCGGGTCCATCTCTCTGGCAAGCGTGTCAGTAACCTCGCCAGTGGTCGCATCGATGATCGCAGTGGGGGCAGGGCCATACAGGCGTTTAAGCTCGTCCAACTTGCGCTCAACCTCTTCCTTACTCATCGAGTCAATCGTCCCGTGCCGGATCTCTTTGCGCTCAACGTAAATAGTTCCGAGGGCCTGCCCCCGCCGATACTCAGCGTTGACCGCGGCAGCAAACGCCCCAGCCTCGATGGCCTTATCGCGAATGATCTGCAAATCCCGCATATGCCGGTCATAAGTGGTGTTGTACTTCGATGCCAACTCCGCCCGATAAGCTTGGATCGCGGCCACCACATGTGGGTTCAGCTTCGGGTTCGTTAGCTGCCACGCTTTAACACTAGGATTCGTAGTCTCAAACCCCGCGGCCTTCACGGCATCCTTAAGCGTTACCCGGCCATCGCCGCTCACGTACTCCTGAACAAACTTCCACTCTTTGGCCGTCAGCGTCTTTGCAGCACGCAGCTTCGGAACAACGGCCGCGGTCCGCGTTGCTACCTTAGGGGGTATGACAGGAGGGACATTCCAAACGTCCTTCTTTGTCATGCAGTCCTCCATAGCCGCCAGCCGTCTTCAGCGGGCACGTGGCGCACTGTAAATGCCCAGTTAGGCCTATGCCTTCGGACGAACCGCAACGCGGCCACACGGGCCGATTTAGCCTGTCCAAAGTCTTTGAACAGAATCGAGTCCCCCTCTTCCATCTGGTTGAAGGGGTATCTTGTCCTGCCTTTTGGCTGGGACACGTTTTTGTCTATGTTAAACACAATCAGTTGACTCCGTAGGCAACAGGCTCAATCGTACCTCATTTGGCACACAAAGCACAACCCCTCCCCGCAAGGCCGCGTAAATCCTCGGTCCGCGGTCCGCCAGCATCAAACAGAAATCAAGCAGCCCCAAACAACGAGTTCCTATAGAACTTTTGAGGACATAGGCATGTTTTTTTTTTCACCTCCTTTTCTCGCGGATCTCCCCAGAAAATTACGTCTCTCAAACACACCGTAATTTGACGTGTGGCTCCAAACCCTTGATTTCATTCACTTATTACGGCATTACGTCTATTACGTCAAATCTCACAAATTTGAAAAAAAAATCACCTATATCCTCAAAAGTTCTATAGGAATTCGTTTTTCCTGTAAAACCCCCTCTTTTGCCTAAATTTTAAGCAAAAATTATCCACTTTCGCTAACATCGCACGGTTGTCCCCCCACTTGACAGTAACACTAGGCCTTGTTATCGTACTGTTTCGACGACGAGACTTGCCTTTTTCTACCACTATCAACCACCACAATCATGACAATTGACCAACTTACAACGCATCCCGCACGGTCCGCGGTCCTTCTTGCCTTCCTTGCCGACAGTTTTGACTCACCAAAGGAAGCCTTGGAAGCCATTGACGAAGTTCGCAACATCCTCACGACGGCCATCGAGGAAGCCGCTAAGGAGCTCTTAGAGGATGTTTTGGCTGGTGACGCCACTCTTACCAACACACTTATTGAGGCAGCAGATGTCAGAGGTTAAGCATGTGTACGCAGAAATGTTCACTTCGGATGTCCAGCTTGATGACATCACGTTAAGTGTTGACTATACGTTTGAAGAATCCGAGGAGGGGGAAAGGGAGTCTGGGACGGGGTTACTTTTGACCCCTGACCTTCCTCCGTTATTAGATATTGAGGGTGTCTTTCATGAGGGGTATGACATCACTGACCTGCTCAATGAAGACACTTTTGAGCAGATTCATCAGGCCCTGTTGGAGATGCATGAGCGTTCTGTGGCGGCTGCGCAGGAGGAACACATTCTTGACAAGCAGGAGGTCAGATGAATTGTCCGAATTGTTTTGGAAAGATGAGGACTGTGGATACGCGCCAGTATCGATCTGGGGATGCGGAAGGAAATTTTCCTTGGGTAGAGAGGAGAGTGGTGTGTCTTTCTTGTGGACACAAAACACACACGGTGGAAATAGAGAGAACTTTGTGGCGCAAAGCTTTTGGCATGTGGGAAGCGGGTAACACGGTGCCTATTAATGAAGGGGTGATTGATGGAGACGGTTGAAAAAACGCAGGAGAAGACACCACCTTTGTGTCAGCAGTGTCAGAGGGCCTCGGCAAAGTTCCGTACGTACAACGTGGCCACCAAAGGGTATCGGTGGAAGTGTGAGACGTGTTACAAAAAACTGAATCCGTCTGGGTTTAATGGGGGAGCGCGATGACGAGGAAAGAAGTTTTGAGGGAGTTTTTGACTGATCTGGCGAGCATGGTTCCGCGCAGATGGGTGGGGCTCGAAGAAGAGGAAATCAAAGACTTTCAGGTCAATCGATTTGTCAGTGAACGGTTGATCCGCAGCATCGAGCAGCGGTTAAAGGATAAAAACACCGGTCCGCGGTCCGTTGCCGCTGGTTGGCAGACTCTTGATGATGAGGAGTATCAGACCATTCTTGGACAGCTTGGTGATGGGGGTTTGTTGTCGTTCTACATCCTGATTGAACAAAAGTTGAAGGAGAAGAATGGTGGATAAAAACAACATAGGGGGGAAGAAATGGACTGTTTGATATTGGGGGACAGCATTGCTGTTGGTTTACACAGACAGATGCCTCAGTGCCAGTCATTAAGTAGAGGTGGGTGGAATAGTTCGCAGTGGAATCGAGACTACCTTAAGAATGATTTAACTGCTAAGACGGTTGTTATCAGCTTGGGCAGTAACGACTACAAGGGCATTAAGACTAAAGCAGAGTTAATTTTTATTAGGGAAAGGGTTGTTGGTAGAGTGTTCTGGATATTGCCAGCCATCAAGCCTGATATACAAAATATTGTATGGGGTATAGCAAACCAGTACGGCGATACTGTGGTCCCAATCACTCACTTAAGCGACGGCGTACACCCTAGCCGGGAGGGCTATAAACAAATTGCTATGAAAGTAAGGGGAGACAAATGACACGCGATGACATCATCCGAATGGCGCGGGAGGCAAATTTGCCATCGTGCCATTTAACACACCCCAAAGCCCTTGAACGGTTCGCCGCCCTTGTTGCCGCGCATGAGAGGGAGAAACCAGTTCAAGTGTCACCGTTGGAATTTGTGACGGCGGTGCTTGAGAAAGAGAACTTGGTTGGCAAGCCGAGTATGTGGGCGCAGTGGCCCAACGAGGAGAAGAAATGAAATGGAAAGCCGAAAGGCCAAATCGCAATCAACTGTGGGGCATGAGTCCAAGTCAGTTTAAAACCATGCTCAAACGGAAGGGTTACAAAGTTGACCGTGATTTTTTTAAGTTTGCTGCTGTTGCATACAAAAACAACAGGGCATATCGGTTTCGGTATTGGTCATTCCCCGAGTTTTTTGTTGACGTTTCCTGCCCGTTAAATGAATTTGACCGATGGGCAAATAGCACTGACCGCGTTTTAACCTTTGGTGATTGGATTGAATCATGAACGAACGAATCAAAGAACTTGCTGCGCAATGTTGGGATAGAAGACTAGACGGAGTTCACTTTGACCAAGAAAAGTTTGCCGCCCTTGTCGCCGCGCATGAACGGGAGGAGTGCGCCAAGATTGCCGAGACACCGTTTTCGGGGGAGCAGGACGACATCACCATGCAAGCGAAAGACAGAGTTACCGCCGCTATCCGCGCAAGGGGGAGAGAAATGACCTACATATCAAAATCTCCTCGCCCGTGGGTCGGGCTGACGAACGAGGAGATTGAAGTTTTTATAGCGCACTTGTACCCTCTGCCGGAGAAACCAGTGAGAGAGCGCCTACGAGTCCTTTTAACCAAGTTGCGGGAGCGAAATACATGACAATAAAGATGCACAAGGTTTGGTTCGACGGGGACAACTTGGTTACTCAAGAAATACAAGAGGACAATATTTATAAACGCGAGCCGGTGGCGTGGATGTATGTGAACCAAGACGGCGAATGCGAGCAGATTGAGTACGAGGCCCCGCCGGATGATCCGTCAGTGACACCTTTATACACCACCCCACCACAGCGCCAGTGGGTCGGGCTGACGGATGAGGACAGACAAGAATTGGCGGCAGAGCAACACAGTTGGGAAGGTTTGTGTTTTGCCGTAGAAGCCAAGCTCAAGGAGAAGAACGGTGGCTAAGTTCCTATGCTGGCTACTCGGCCACAGAAAAACAATCAGTTGCATAGACGCCCATTACCGCCACACGCATGACAGGTGCGAGCGGTGCGGCGTCAATCTACCGGTTGGACAACACAAATTTTATGAGGATTGGTCATGAGCGGAGGATATTTCAGCTACAAACAGTTTGAGTTGCAGAAGATCGCGGATGAGATCGAGCAGCTAGTTTTGGAAGATGCACGCCACGACTGGGACGAAAAGTACAGCGCAGAAACAGTCGACGAGTTACACGAGGCCATCAGGCTCCTGCGACGAGCGTACATCTATGTTCAACGCATCGACTGGCTGGCTTCATGCGACGACACCGAAGTTGATTTCCACAAGCGCCTGCACCAACAACTGAAGGATCAAGATGTTTAATCGATACGACGACGTTTACAACGGCGAGTTTTTTGCTCACCTGCTGGATTGTGTTAAGGATTATGGGTATGACCTACTTGCTTATTTATTGGGGGACGGGCAATGAACGAAAAAGACTTGACTAGTAAAATATTGGATTTCTTGTTGGAGAACGGGGAAACAAAGTCCCGGGACGTTAAGGTTTTGAGCACAAACAGAAAAACGGTAGACAGCAACCTGATCAGGATGTTTGAAGCTGGAATTTTGTCGCGCAGGAAGGTAGATAAGAAGTTTGCTTACAGCATTCGGGACAGGGAGGATTTTTATTTAAATGGTGAACCGGGGTATGCCTACTATTTGCGCAACTTGCCCCGGTCCGCGGTCATTGATCAGTTACAAGGGAGCGAAGCATGAGAGGGTTGACACAAGGGCAGGCGCAGTCGGTTGCATATGCGGTGGTGCATTTAGGTTTGAAGGCTCGGGAGTTGCAGCATTTGTCGGCCACTGGGGAGTCGGTGGATTTGATGAGGGAAAAGATGTTGGAGATCATGGAAACGGCGTTCCAAGGAGCGTTAGCGACGATGAAGGACGTGGAAAATGAAGGACTTTAGTTTGGCGCCTACGCAGGAAATGTTGGATGGTGCGAAGGCTTATGCGGATTACCGACTCAAGGCAATTTTGTTGGAGTTAGAGAAGCAAAAGAAGCAGCATCCGGATCCGATCACGCAGTGGTGTGCATTTTTTGATGGGTATGTTGCTGGTTGGAAAAGGTCAATTTGGGAAGGATTTGGGAGAGGATAAAAATGTTAAGAGAAGGGAAGTTCATTAAGGATTGGGATCTTACGAGGATGAGTACGGGGTATGTACGAAAGATCCCGGCAAGAAGCTTTTGTACGGATATGACTTTGGTGCAGGCCGTGTTTTCTTGGAAGACGTTACCAAAGGGAAGCTTTTGGAGATATTTGTGGAAGAAACTGCCTTGAGTGGTGCGCCAAATCCGCGTGTTCCGGAATGGATGGGCACGCTTTGCCCGGAGTGCGGAGCGCGGTCCGCGGTCATGGAGACGCGAAAAACGTTATCTGGACCGAGGAGGAGGTTCTTGTGTGAGAAGGGTCATCGGTTTACGACGATTGACCATACGTTAAAACGTGTTGACTTAGCCCCACTGCCTAACGGCAGACCTATTGTTGAAAAGGAGAAAAAAGATGAAGTCACTGGATGATGTGACCCCTGAGGAATGGTCAAATTCTGCTTCTCGCCTTCGCAGGGAAGGAGGCGCGCACTACAAGCACGAGCAGTATGAGACGTGGGACGTGATCGAGGATTGGGGGTTAGGGTACTTTGATGGAAATGCTGTCAAGTATCTAAGCCGTTGGCACCGCAAGGGCACGCCAATCGAGGATTTGAGGAAGGCTCGGCATTATATTGACAAGCTGATTCAACTTGAACTGGATAAGGCCGCAAGAAAAGCCCTCAAATAATTACGCAGATTCTCCCCAACTAGGTCCGATTTCCACATCAACCCGGTTGGGGACTTCCATGGTCACGCAGTTGGCCATGATGTGTGCAGCCTCTCGAGCTTGAGCTTCGGACTCAACGCTGATGGCAATTTCATCATGAACCTGTAGAAGCAGCTTAAAGCCTGCTGCCTCGAGCGCCACCATGGCCATTTTGCACTGATCTGCGGCGGATCCTTGGATTAGGCGATTTAAGCCCTTGTACGAGCCGCTGCGCTTGATCCGTTGTCCGTATTCAATGACGGCCTGTTCGTACGGCAGAGGCTTGTTTGACCCCCACTGCTGCGGTTCCCACAGGGGGAAGCGACATTTGCGGCCCAAAAGGGTGCGGATAGCGCCGCCGGAGGCTGGGTTGTCGATACGTTTCATAACCGCGGTCACCGTTCCTTTAAGGAAGGCCACCTTGGTGTGAAAGATCTTGGTTAGTTCTTCGGCTTCTTCAACGGAGAGGTCCAGTTGGGCGGCGAGTTTGTTTTTGCCCATGCCGTACATCAGGCCTAGGCCGATGGTCTTGGCGGTTTTACGTTTGATCCCTGCCATATCAGCGACCATCTGGTGGAAGTCGGTGTTGGGATCTTGCTGGTAGGCATCGACCATGCTGTCGGCACCGTTCAGGCCCAAGAGGCTTGCGTAATGGACCAGCAGGCGCGGTTCTTGGGAGGAGAAATCGTTTGATGCCCAGAGTTGCCCTTCTTCGGGCAGGAACAGGCCGCGGACCATGGGACCGATGATCTCATGGCGAGCGGGGACCTGTTGGAGGTTGGGCGAGTACATGGATAGCCGCCCTGAGACAGTTCCGCCTTCATCAGAGCGTAGCTGATTGATGTGGGGATGGATGCGACCGGTCTTCTTGCTGAAGTCTAGGTATGGGCGCAGGAAGGTGCCGTGGGTCTTGTCTGTTTCTCGGGCGGTGATGATGAGTTTGCCCAGTTCGCCGCATTCCTCGAGGAAGCTCTTAGTGAAGCTCGGAGCACCGGCATCGGTCCGTAGGTATTTAACCCCGGCTGCATCGAAGGCGGTGGCGATACTTTGTGCTGCCCAAATGTCTACGTCGTGCCCGGTCAATTGATGCAGACTCTTCTTTGCTTGCTCGCACTGCCCGATCAATTCCTCGATCAGTTGCTCGCACTTAGGTCGATTGAACCGGATGCCGCGGCGGGTGATGCCGAGAAGAACGGGCAGAACCTTTGACTCGAGATCGTAGATCGATTCAACGTCATCTTGGCGCATCTTGACTTTGAAGTGCTGCCATAGGCGCAGGGTCAGGGCGGCATCTTGCTCGGCGTATTCGCCAACGAACATGGCGGGGAGCTTCCAGAGTTCTTTTTTTGGATGCACGCCAAAGTCTAAAGCGGCTTGTCGCAAGCCTTGCTCGGACTTAGTTTCCTTAAGGTAATCGAAGCCGAGGTTGTTAAGGGAGAACGAGAAGCGGTTTTCATCCAAAAGAGGAGCCGCGATCATCGTATCGTGGATCTTGCCCTTTACTTCAAATCCGCTGGCCCAGAGCCATCCCACGTCGTAGGCGGAATTGTGGAAGATTTTATCGGCACGTGTGGCACAGACATCAGCCATCCACCGATCAACCATCCGCTTATCAAGGTTGCCGCCGCCAGAATGAGCGATTGGAAAATATCCAGACCAACCATCAGTAGCGACAGCGTACCCCACAACAAAACCATCATTACGAGGCCAACCCGGACCAAACGACTCGAGGTTGGGGTCACAGGTTTCGAGGTCAATTGCAATCTCCGTAGCGTTGGATAGATCTGGGAAATGTGAAGGGGCAACCCAATCGCTCTTTAGTGGGAAAAGGCTGTTCACAGTTGAAAACCTCGGTCAGAGCGTCGCGGCATGATCAGATGCAACGACTCTCTCGGTCGAGTTACACCCACGTAAAACAAGCGATTGATGTTGTCGGGGTCCTGCCAATACTCCTCGGCAGACTTTGGGCTTAAATCTAATAGCAACATCACATTGTCCGCCTCTCCGCCCTTAGCACCATGAATGGTAGATACCTTGATCCGCGAAACATTAGAGAACTTTTGCCCTCTACGAAGCACGGCTATCATGTATTCCTTTTTGTCTTCACTAATCTTTTCTAGTGCTACGTGCCAAATGGCATCGGTTAGCAATCCATGATTATCCCTGAGTTCTTCAAGCGTGTACAGAGCGTATTCATCACCTTTTTTAAATGTACGGTGGCCGCGGGCAACGTTTTCCGAACCGAGGTACCGATACACTCGACGTACATTTTCGTACCCAATTTGCCCACCTTTACGCAAGTGTTCCCAGTCGCGCACTGAATTGACGATGTCTGGGTTGATGCTGGATACGCCTTGGCGCTCGAACAACGTTCCGTTGTTTTTAAGCCACTCACAAATGGGGTTGAGCATGTATCCGGCGCTGGCCATGATGAGCCATTGGCCTTCATCAAGGTCTACGTCTTCAAATCGGCTGTAGGCTTTGACGGTGCCTTCATGAGATCTTGGATCCCACTTTTTTTCTTGGCGCGTTTTGATTCGGTTGACGATTCGGTTGGCGATTGTGTGAACAGCTTGAGGCACTCGGTAGGACTTCTCAAGCACCCTAATTGATCCAGTGAAGGCAAGAAAGCTAGAAACATCAGCCCCAGCCCATAAGTGAATAGCCTGATCATCATCCCCTGCAATCAAAGTTCGTTTTGCTTTTGCTGCCAATATTTCAACAAGTTGCCACTGAAGGCGAGACAGATCTTGTGCTTCATCGATGATGACTGTCTCAAGCGCGGGCAGCGATTCGTGCCGACCGATGGCTAGTTCCAGTAGATCGGTGAAGTCAATCAGATCGCGTGCTGTCTTGTAGTGTCGATAACTACGTTCAACAAACTCAAAGTGGTACCACTCGATGCCCATGTTTGAGTTGTTGTAGTGCTCACGCAGGTCGATATTCTTTATGCGAGCAATATTGATCTCATTCAAGATCGGATGGTCGGCCTTGATGATCTCCTCTTCCGCAGCAATCCCGATTTCCAGCCCTGCCTGCTGCGCAAACTCCTTATAGTGCTCGGCTGACATCATGTTAGTGATGCTCGTCCCAAGGACCATATAGGCCAGACTGTGCAGCGTCCTGAAGTAAGGGAAGTCTAGTTTCTCGTTCAGGTGTGGAAACTTGATGATTGCCCGTTCCTTGGCCTCATTTGCTGCTTTGCGGGTGAAGGAAAAGTATCCGATCCGAGTTGAATCGATCCCGCTTGCCAGTTCTTTTTCAACTTCGCCAAGTAGAAAAGTAGTCTTGCCTGATCCCGGGGGGCCAAATACCTTTTGAATGTTCAAAATGGTGTCTCTTTACGCTTGGTATGGCTATCAAACGGAGCGCTTTGGCGTTGGAATTTTGGAATCTTCCAGCACCGAACGGTCCTGCCTTTGAGAAACATGGATACCGGCTCTCCATTCAGGTCCCGCAGGCGCTGTGCAATTTTTGGAGAGGTCATCCCTACAAAATTGCTGCGCTTGAGGTGCCCCTCAAAATCTTTCATCCTAAAGAAGGTCTTGGCCTCCTCATCATCGGTCCAAGGCCTACCCATCAAAATCTCATCCCGATCCATAGCCTGTTGCATATGCGCGGTGAATTCCTCGAGCAGATCCATCAGTCGCCCTGTCAAACTTGTATCTTCCGATGCCTCGCTAATCTGCTCGGTTTCCACCATCTCTTTAAGCAAGGCGTTGAGCATGGCCTCCCAATCCCGCTTAAGTAGCGTGGGCGGCAGGACGTTCAACCGTTCTACACAAGCTTTTTGAAAAGCTGCTTGGGAGAATAGGCTTTCCGTATCAAGCTCAATACGACGCCCATTTACATCCAAAAACCACAGGGGCGGCTCCGAAGCGTACTTGGACAACGAACTCAGTTGTGGGGCATCAGGTCCTGCCGCGCCAATACCGAACTTGCGTGTACGGCAAAGGCCGGAGTTGCAAAAGGAGTTTAAGGGTGCGTCCTTGCACTTGTAGTTGTAATCCTTTTTGCCCACCTGCTTGATGAGGATCTGTACCTCATTATTAGGTAGCGGCGGGCTCAAATACTTATAGTTGTGCTCCACCAGTGCATCTTCCCAAGTCCCGGGTTGGGAGCGCTTGAGGAAGGTGCCGATGTTAAACAAGCCATTATTTCTTGTGCCTTCCGGGAACCCTTGCAGGCATAAAGCTTGCAAGCAAGGGGGTCCATCCTTGATGGGAGCATCGGCCACCTTAGGTGGATCAGGCAGCATAAGGGGTACGTCTTGGACGTACTTCGCATGAAGTTCGTAGAACTCCTCCAAACTGGCGGCATCACCCTGTTCGTTGAAAGCGTACCGCGTTCCGCGGTCACCGGCAAAGTAAGGCAGGTTCAGGAAGTTCCCTGTGTCGCCGCGGTCAACGAGTATTTCTGCTTGCTTAGGGAAGATCTCCCGACCGGACTCGCCAAGTAATGCAGATGCATTCTTGAGGTAGTCCTGCATATCTCGAGCAGGGATAGGTTCTTTGGTGAACAGGAAGACGTGTGCGCCGCCTGATTTGCTGCGAAAGACAAGCAGTGGCAAGCCAAGGGAAGAGATCTTGGCTACCAGCTTCTTGTGATCAAACGGGTACTGATCAATGTCGATACAGCCCCAGATGCAGGTGTTGTCTGCACGTATGGGGATAATACCAAGAGAGGGTTCTACGCCTTCTAAATGCTTGACCCAAAGGGGATCAACAGGCGGCTGACGTATGACCGTAGCCTTGCCTTGCTGCTTCCCATCAACTCGGGATGTCTCAATTTTATATGTGCCGTGGGCTATTTCAAGGCCGCTGAAGATAGCCTTGAATCTGCTGATATCAGTCATCTCTTTCTCGGGGCAGTGGGGGTACTAGCCCTTTAGGTGTTCCCCCCGGAGATCAGAACGGGATATTTTCTTCCGCTACAGCGGCTTCGTCATGATGCTTGATCTTGACTTCACCCGCTCCAATCTGCGCAGCAAATGCCTTTGCCACGGCGTACTGTGCCATATCTTCGATGGGACCAATACGACTGATCTCCCAACCGAACCACTTGCCCTTGTCGTTGGACTCGGGAACCGTGCTCAACCGATACACGTGCGAGTACATCGGCGGAGTGTACGGACCGTTTTTGCCCATGAGCTTGGTGGTCATCATCATGCTGTTCCACTTTTTGCTCTTCTTGAGTTGCGTCGATTTCATTGTAATCAAAGCAGGCTCAGGAATGCCATCATCGTTTATCACCATCACATAGTGATTGGCGGTGTTTTCGATGTAGTTCCCGTTGGACAAGTAGTCCTTGCTGTCACCGGGTTCCTTGTGGGTACGACTCATGATGTCCGATGTTGCCGGATGCACAATCGGAGCCCCGGAGCCCGATCCGCGGGGACTCCACTCCAAATAATTGCGCACGTACGCGCATGGGATGACCGAAATGCCCTTCTTGCCGTCATACAGGTCCCCGCTGACGGTGTTGTAGATCATCCCGGGCAGTGCGCCTTCAACCTCGCCAACCTCGGGGGAGGTATTGGTTAGCAAACGCAGGAACGGGAGGGCAAAATCCTCCTGACCCATGTTCTTAAAGCCATCGGACGCATCCTCCTCGAAGGTGGATACGATTGCAACCGCACTAGTGCCTTTGATAGCGATATCTGTCTTAGCCATTCTTAAACTTCCTTAAGTCTTGATTGTTGCTTTCTGCCCAATGTGGGCTCCAAACAGGTCAGATGGGAATTCGCGTCCCTTCTCGACCATTTCCCGAACCCAAGCCTTTAACGTCTGGGATTCGACCTTTTGCGCTTGTTCAACTGGGTAGCTGTCTTCGCGCAATTTGGTTAGGAGGATGTCGCACAACTCGTCTTCCCCACGGCCAAACCTGACGCTGACCGTGTTCTTGATGATGTCGTCGTATCCATTAGTGCGTAGCCATTCGTAAGCGGTCGCCCGGTTTTCTTCCTTAATGCTGGCACCGTAGAAAGCCTTGATCTCAATCTGGCTACCATCGGCCATCTTGAAAGACTTCATGCCCATCTCGGCAAGCCTGCCCGGAATGACCTCTTCGAGCAGCTTGCGCTGCTGTTCTTTCTGCTCTTTCAGATCTTCTTCAAGATCTTCAATCGCACGCTGAAGCTCCTTGGAACGACGAGCCAGTGCAGCAATGCTGTCTAGTTCGTCATCCTTGACCGTCAGGGCCTCGGCATCGGCCTCAAAAATGTCATTCATTACCTTCTCCTTTCTGATAGAGGTTGATCTTAACAGGAATATACAAGTACTCACGCCGATCCCACTTCAGAACGTTGAACCGCCCTGAATTTGCCTGAGCAGCAACCGCACAAGTCAGGCCGATTGCCACCGGATCACCAGTCAAAAGCAGGAAATCCTCGTCCTTGAAACTGTGCAGCGCCCTCATGAGGCGACGAACAATCGGAGCGATGGAAAAAGCAATCTGTGCCGTATGGGGCAACAGAATTTGTACGTCTCCGTACTTGATAGCTGAAGAGATGTTGTGGTTGGGCATCTCTTGCACTACATAAACTGTAGGCACGTTGTTCTCCTTTCTCAAAACGTCTGCGTACTGTACAATCAGTTTTCCACCGTGTCAAGCAGTTACCCAGAAAGGAAGAAAGTGGACTACTTCACAGAAAAATACCCGTTTAAAAACAAGCCCTTTGCCCACCAAGCAGCGTACCTGCACCGGTTCTGGGAGAGCCGTGAGGCGGCTCTTTTTGCTGAAATGGGCACGGGCAAGTCCTTCATGCTCATCAATAACGCGGCGATCCTCTACGACAAAGGATACATCAACGCGATGATGATCGTGGCTCCCAAAGGGGTGTACCGCAACTGGTATCGCAGCGAAATCCCTAAGCATATGCCAGACCATGTGCCGTACAAAATGGCCTGTTGGAGCGCCTCTGCACGCAAAGCAGAAAAGCTTGAGATGGAGCAGATGTATCAGGCAGTCGATGACCTTCGCATCCTGATCATGAACGTCGAAGCCCTGAGCACGGTCAAAGGTATGGATTTCGCTCGTACTTTCCTACGAGTAACCAAAGCGTTCATGGCCATCGATGAGAGCACCACCATCAAGTCGCCAAGCGCCATGAGGACCAAGAACATCATCAAAGTTGGCAAGGAAGCGGCCTATCGGCGCATCGCTACGGGCTCTCCGGTGACCAAGAGCCCACTAGATTTGTACAGCCAGTGTGAGTTCCTGAGCCCCGATTGCCTGAACTTTGACAGCTACTACGCTTTTCAGAACCGCTACGCGGTGATGATCGAACGCAGGCTTGCCACTCACACCTTTAAGCAGATCACCGGTTACCGAAAACTGGATGAACTACAACAGATCGTTGACAAATTTTCGTTTCGCGTCACCAAGCAAGAATGCTTGGACCTGCCGGACAAGGTTTACACCCGCCGGGATGTGGAACTGACTGCGGAACAACGCCGGGCTTACGATGAAATGAAGCGGATGGCCTTCTCAGAGTTTGAGAACGGTCAGTTGATGACAACCAATAACGCTCTGACCCAACTGATGCGGCTGCATCAGATTGTTTGCGGCCATGCCAAAACGGATGACGGAACAGTGGTTGACATCCCCAGCAATCGGATCAAGGAACTACTCGAGACGCTCGAGGAGATAGACGGCAAAGTCATCATCTGGGCCAATTACCGCCGCGATATCGAAGGTATCTACCACGCCATCCAGAAGGAATACGGGATGACCTCGGTAGCTACGTACTTTGGCGATACGCTGATAGAGGATCGGCAGCAGATTGTTGAGAAGTTCCAAGACCCGGGCAGCGATCTCCGGTTCTTTGTCGGTAACCCTAAGACCGGTGGCTACGGTTTGACACTTACCGAAGCCAAGACCGTGATCTATTACAGCAATTCGTTTGACTTGGAAGTCCGACTACAGTCCGAGGACCGCGCTCATCGTATCGGACAAACGTCCAAAGTGGTGTATATCGACCTGATTGCTTCTGGAACCGTGGATGAGCACATTGTCAAAGCGCTCAGAAACAAAATCAACATTGCCAGCCAAGTGCTGGGCGAAGACTTTAAGGAGTGGCTCATCTGATGATGCTGATACCTGTTCGACAAAAATTTGTCTATCAACCCTTAGTCCGAAACGACGAGCCCACAGGTCGAACTTATGGGGAAAACCGCCTGCCAAGCGTGACCACTATTTTGTCCGCGACTAAGGATCAGACTCACTTAAAAGCGTGGGCTGAACGGGTGGGCGAAGAAGAGGCAAATAGGATCAAAAATGATGCGGCTACGGTCGGGACGAACATGCATAACGTTATCGAACGTTTACTACTTAATCGTCCGCTCCCGCCCCCAAGATCATGGCTCGCGGTCCGCGGTTACTGGATGGGATACAGGCTGATGGATGCGTTTATGCGCAACATTCCTGAGGTCTGGGGAACAGAGATCCCCCTGTATTACCCCAACAAATATGCGGGTACTTCGGACTGTATTGGGATTTACGGAAGCAGGCCCTCAGTTATCGACTTCAAGCAGACCAACCAAATGAAGCAGCGTCGATGGATTGACGATTATTTCATCCAGACCGCGGCATATGCGGTTGCGCATAATGTGGTCTACGGTACGAGTATCTCGCAGGGCGTGATCCTGATGGTGGCTCAAGATGGCCAACTACAGGAATTTATCTCTTGTGGTCGGGAGTTTGAAGGCTACAAGGATAAATGGATGCAGCGCGTTGAAGCGTATCAAAAAAATGGCCCGGAGCAAGGGCTCGACGGGCCGAAGGCTGCTGACCGAGGAGACGATGCAAGCCAGCAGCCGGAGTAGTTTACATCACTCCGTTGCCACCCACAATTTTTGCTTGCTGCTGATTGTTTGCGATTGACGGGGTAGAGGCCTGAGAAGCACCTTGATTGGAGTTTGAAACTTGACTTAAAGAGGACGGATGTTGGCTCTGGTTTAATGAACCAATGCCGCCTTGAGCCACAGGAGGCTGCGTAAACGCAGACTGAAGCGCGGGCATCGGTCCTTGCTGCTGGTACGGATTTTGTTGAAGAGGGTTTTGTTGCAGAAAGTGAAACATGTCTTGGGGCATGTTCTGGGGCATCCCTTGGGGCGCACCAAAGACGGGACCTTGTGGTAGCTGAGGGCCTTGTTGCATAGGCTGTTGCATAGGCTGTTGCATGGGCTGTTGCATGGGCTGTTGCATGTTCCCATACGGCTGCATAAACTGCGGATATGCTCCTTGTTGCCCCTGAGGGGGCGCAACTGGGGCGATGCCCGGAACGGTAGAAGACAGCGGAGGAACCTGACTAGCAAGATTTGTTAGCATGATTTACTTCAGGTTACGCAGCTTGTAAAGGGTGGACAGGAACGTGGCCACCGCCTCGTCAATCAAGTTTTGAATCGCGGTTTCTTCCTTCTTGCAGCAGACGTACCGGATCTTCTCCACATCTTTTAGGATGCCCTCGAGGACCTTGTCAATAGGCCCTCCCGTTTTGGGAGCAGGCAGGATTGGGATGTCTTCAATGATATGGTATCTGCCTTGAAAGGCTTCGGCAATCGCATCCGCATTCTCAACGATATCGTTGTAAAACGATCCTAGCGCCATGTGCTGTGAAAAGCTTTTGGTGCGCAGGTGCTCCCGGTGAGCCACTTCACGGCTCAAAAACAACAGGGCAATAAGCTGATCCATCATTGTGGTTGCGCCTGTGGGGGTTGTTGAATTTGCTGCTGACGCATCTTAAGCATTGCACTGATCGGATCGTTAGGGAACAGTGTAGGGTACATCAACGGAATGCTTGGAGCCGAAGGCGGTGGGGGTGCTTTGAACGGTTCAGTGCGCAGATTAAACCCTGTTGTGGGGGGCGCAGGTGGCAACCGGCTCATCATCTCCCTAGCACTTGTAGCAGGCATAACAGGCAGGTTTGCCATATTGCCGACCGGTACTTTTTCTTCTTTGCGAGCCATTCTGCTCGCTTCAAGATTAGCCGCTTGTACCGCTCTTGGTAAAACTTTCCCAATGGGCACACCAATACTTTGTAGTGCAGCCGCCGCCTGTTGTGCTTGCAAAGGGGTACCAATCGAGGAGAGTTTTTTGGCAAACTCCTTGTCTTCCAGCGCTTTGGTGAAGATCCGTTTGTACACGTCATTCTCAAGGCTTGACGCCAATCGAACCATCAGCGCCAGAGCCCCCGTCTCAGGAGCAATTCGACCTACCGCCGCTTCACGCATTGTCGTGGTCAAAAACTGAATGCCGGAACCAAACAACCGTTTTAGGCTTTGGTCTAATGATTCAAACTCAGGAATCTGACCAGTAACACCAGCAAAAGCGTTGACCCGACGTTGCAGATCTGCCAGTTTTTTCAGGTCAGCAAGATGGTCTGTTCCGTTAAACAATACCGCCAAAGATTTTTCGTTGGTGTCCAAAAAAGTCTTTAGCGCGCCACCGCCCTTTGCGCCTTTAGTAGCGGTGTCATACACAGAACGACGAAGCGCGGCCAGCATTTCTGGATCGCCACTCATCTGCGTCACAAGCTTTCTCATAACCGCAGGATCGCGCAGCGCTGTAACCATGGTTTGGTTTGGATCGGCATCCGGACGTGCTGCTTTATTAAGCACGTTGTCCAGTTCCGTATCCATGGCATTGACCCGCCGCTGATCAAGCTGACCAAGCCGGGTCACATAGTCCTCCGCCATCTGAACTTCATTGTCCAGCATGGCTCTGAGTTCCGGCGGCAGGCTGTCAACAATGTTTTTGTTTTTGGCTAAAACACTGCGAATCATTTTTGGATCAACCAGCCCTTCCTTGTTGACCACGCCTTTTGTGCGCAACCAATCAATCAGCCCGCGTTGCAAAAACTCCTGCGCTTGTGGTCCGCCGCCAAGAGTGGTCTGAAGTTGGCGCAGACGTTCAGCATTGCTAAACGCCACGCGCATCAGATCTTCGTTTGGCAGTAAAAACTCTTGCCCACCACGCTTGGTCGTGGTCATCAGCAGGGGCAAACTGTTCTCATACGCCGCGTTATAGTCATCAATGACAGACTTGAGCCCATCATATTCATTACGCAAGCGCGGAGCGCGGTCCAAGATCAGTCGCTCAACATCTTTGAACACTTGATCGCCAGTATCCAACATGCGCTGGGCATCGGTGATACGGGCGCGACCCTTGGTCATTGCCGCGTTGTACCTTCCCAGTTGATCGTTCTTGAAACGAATTGCCGCCTCGAGCGTGTCCAACGCCTCTGGTACGTTTAGATCGATCTTGGTGTTTTCTTTGGCGATCTGGGCAGCATCTTCGGCGATCTTGGTTGGATTGATCTTGATGGTGGCCCCGGGGATAACCCGAAAGCTGAGCGATCCATCAGCATTTACTTTGGGAGGGCTGGCGCGGCTAATCAACTCTTCCGCGGTCACATTCTTTTTGTTCTTTGTAGGAGCCTTTAGGCCCGCATTCTCAAAATATTGGAGGATGCTTTGCTTGGCTAAAGCAATGAATTCGGGGTCAACCGTCTTGCCAATCGCGGCCAACTCATCGTTGATGGCTGTGTCCAAAAGCTGCGAAGACATTTGGTCTTGCAGTCGAGCCCGGTTAGACAACTGCGTTTTGACAAACGTGTCCAGCCACTTCAGTGGCTCCGGCATCGGGGTACGAGCCGAAGGCCGGTTGATCGTGTACTTTTGCAGCAGAGAGATCGCCGCATCTTCCATATCATTGGAATCGTACAAAGACTTGCCAAGCTTATCTCGGGTGGACAGGACCAGACCTTCCGGGGACAAGCCTTCTCGCAGGCCCATGCGACTTAGCACTCGAGCACGCATGGAAGCATCCATCTCCATGCCTGCCATGATCACGCCACGCAGTTCGTTGTTTATCTGATCGATGTTCTGCGGCCCAAGACGTTCTGAGATGGCCAAAACTTCCGCATCGGTCAGATCTTTTTTCTGTCTTAGCAAGCTCTCAAAGAAGGCTTGTCGGTCCGCTTGTGCTGCACGGAACGCTTCCTCCACAGGCTTACGGGCTTGGGGGGAGAAGGTGGAAAAGAGGTCATCAAGCTTTTGTTGGTTTTCATTGATACGGGCTTTAACCGATTTGATTTCATTTGGACCAAGCTGCTCCAGCAGTCTGGTTTTCTCAGATAAAAGTGGGCCGTAAAGCGTTTGCTCGGCTACATCAAACATAAAACCGGCGTTTGCAACTCGAGGATCGGCCATCGCGGACCGCAACTGAGCCAACGCTGCTTGTGCCTCAGGGCTGTTGGCAATTGGACCAAACACGTTCTCGAGCTTTCGCTCGGCATTCTTGATGAAAAGCTTTGGAAGGATGTTGATGACCGGGGTTTTACCAAACCGGACTTCGTTCAAAACCTCTTGTTCTGTTTCGTTTAGCGTCCCGGTGTTGAGTTTGCCCTGAACGTACTGCGCACCTTTCTTGGCACCAAAAATTGTGGGCGACAAGTTCAAAGCAAGAGGAACCCCCAAAAATGCCACAGCAGGCAGGATGTCTTTATACAGTTCCTTGTTGGGATTGGAATCGTCTACGTTCTCTTCAATCGACTGACGAAATCCCTCATACGCTGAATTAAACGCGATATCAGTCGCCGCAGCAACTCCGGGACTGCGCTGAACAAACTTAATAGCATCATTTGCAATACCCTTTAAAACCCCTGCGGCAGGTTGTGCAGCGGTGACCATGGGGCGAGACAACGCCGCCCAACTCAAAATCCCGGTCAGCGGCAAACCACTGCCGACCCCGCCCGCGATAGCCCTTGTGTACCGCTCTTCTGCATTAACCGGAGCTTTTTCTCCACGGTTAAAGAACTTGCCAAGTGTGAACACTTGGTCCTCATCCATACCCAGAACTTTGCCAATTCCTTTTGTAGCAAGATCAGGAATGGCGAAAAGAGCGGAGTTGAACCCCCATGATGCTTGTTTCGCCAAGCCATATGCCCGGTCAGCGCCGTCCTTGACCACATCCGGCGCTGCGGCTTTTAGCGGTTCTTGTTCAGTAGGGGCACCTTCTGCTCGACCGACAACCTCTCCGGTTGTCATGTCAACCATCTCACCAAGGGCGTTTTGGATTACGGCCATTATTGCATCAACCCTCGAAGCTGGGGTGGGGAGAACGGTTTGACTTGATTATTGGGTAATCGCAAGTAGACCGTTGCTTTCGGGTCTTGGTATTTGCCAATTGTGCCAGCAAGGAACGTAAACATCCGCTTTTGCTCTGCCGGATCTGCCGGAATAGTAAACGGATCCGACTGGGTGCCGGTGTTGGGGGTGCGCATGACGTAACTGTTGCCTTCATAACCAAGTTGCGAAAGCGTTTGTTGACGGGCATTTCGCAAATCGGCTTCCAAAGCATTGAACTGTTTAGCAGCAATCTCTTTGTTGGCGAAGAAGGCTGTGGGGTCAGAAATTCTACTTGCAGTGTCTTTTGCCCATTGCTGCTCTTGCACTGATACCCTTCCACTGTCTCGAGCCGAAGCCATGCTCTTAACAATCTCGTTCAACCCTACTTGGATTCTGGTAGAAGCATCAACCAAATCAAGGTTCGGGTTGATTGTTCCTGCGGAAACTGGAACCAAAAGATTGTTGACCTTGTCGTTGAACCACGTGCCGGGGCTATATACCCTTGAATAGGTCCCCTTCAGGTTAGACAACGTGGACAGACTGTTATCCAGTGAACGAAGCGTGTTGCCAAGCTTGACACGCTCCGCTTTGTCCGTTTCCACAGTAAGAGGAGAGGGCCCTTGGTTTTCTACATAAGGATTGTCCGTTGGCCGCAGCGTCCATGAACTGGCGATTGCAGAACGAACTGCCGGATCTTCCGGGTCAATCTTTGGCGAACCAACCAAAGAACCATTGATCTTGATGTAGCGCAGACCCATGCCGCCATCCTCAACCACCGGCTGATACTTGCCAGAAGCCGTAGCCTGCGCCTTAAGTAAGTCGTAATCGCCTTTGAGCAAAGCAAGTTGCAACTGTTGAGCAAACTTGTCCTGTGTATCAACACTTGTAATTGCTTGTTGCAGTGCAGCAGTGTTGACCTTGATGTTGTTTTCCTTGGCTTGAGCCACAAGAGTGGCCAGACCTTTGGGCACCCCGGACAACGCTTCACCAAGAGCCATGCCCATGGTGGGCTGCTTGGAAGCCGCAAGTTTGAACCCAGCATCGGACAACAGCAACAAAGCGTTGGTGCGGATATCCTCCTGTGAACCAGAATCGCCAAGCAATTCCTTGAACAGCGGAGCATACTCTTTCTGAGCTTCTTTAATCCGGTCGATTTTGCCCTTTTCAGTAGCAGTTGCTTTCGCTGCTGCCGCGGCAAGAAAGTCTGCCGTAGACGTAGGTTTGGATTCTTCTGCCGCTGCTTGCGCCGCCGCAGATCCGCTTACTACAGCAGGTGCAGGAGGCGGTTCTTTTACCATGGAAACCTTGGGAGGCTCCCCGGTGAAAATGCTGTAATCTTTTGCTGCCGTAGAAGGCGCAGCCGCAGGCGGAGCAGTAACCTTCTGGCCCGGAGGCTCAAAGACTCCTCGAGGAATCTGAGAAATCCGTTTATCCAAATCCTTTAAATAAGCCGCATCAGTAGTTGGAATCTGAGAAACAAGATTTGCCTGCTGCTTTGCTTCAGCCGAATCAGGGGCCAACATTCCTGCCCCACCACTTAATCCCATCGCCGCAAGCATACTGCCACCAACACCTGCAACCGGAGTGGATAGCTTATTTAGTACTTCCGCGGTCCGCGGATATTCAGCCGCTGCCCGGTCAGCGAGGTTACCCATATAGCTGGTCAGGGTTGGATAATTTAGGATACGTTCAGACGTATATCGACCGCCCGGTCCGCGCACATTCTCAAATACAACGTTTGCCGTCGTAGGAAATGCCTTGGACATGGCTTCGCCTGCGGCTTGATTAGCTTGCGTTCCAAGTCGCGATCCAAAATCCGCGATCCGTTGAGCAGGCCCCGAAGCCATCTGCGCCAACCGATTACCCATGTTGACAAACGCCCCAGCTTGGGCATGAAGCGGAGGAAGACCGTCTGGGGTAGGCGGAGCTTGTTCAGCCCCGCCCGCCGGGAAAGGGCCTTGGGGTCCTCCCGGTGGAAGCATTCCCGGTGGAGGACCGGGAGGAATCGGTGGTTGACCGCCGAGAGGAGGCATGTTTGGTGGAGGAGCCATGCCTTGCATCTGCGGCAAACCAGCAATACCCTGTGGCTGCTGTTGTTGAGCAAGTTGCGCTTGCAAAAGGGCAAGAACCTCAGGCGGCGTTCCTCGAGCAGCTTTGTCCCCTACTAAATCAGCAAGTTCCGAGTACCGGGCATCGGTTGAACGCATGTCGCCGCGAAGATTGTTCATCAGGATCTCAGGATTTTGCGGAGTACGCGCCATCGGCGGCATTTCTTCAATGCTGCTGTCATCCTCAAACCCTTGCATGATTCCGCTGTTACGGGCGGACTTTGGCAAAGGCTTTGCAAACATGGCCCGTTTTAGAACTTCGTCGCGCATCATGCTTCCTTAAAGAATTCCTGCGGACTTTGCCGCGCCAGCGCCTGTTACAAGCCCTGTGGTCAAACCCGCAATTTGCTGAAACGCGCTTGGTGTTGCGGAATTTTGCTGGGTAAGGGCCATTTGTGAAGTTGGGGCCCCTCGGTAGATATCCGAAATAAAACCCAACTGTTGGTATGGCTGCTGCGCATTTTGCATTTGCGTTGCCCGCAGCGCATCCAGTTCGCGTTGTTGCTGTTGCTGCTGCTGACCACCAAGGTTGTACAGGAAGTTGATATCGTTTTGCGCCATTCCCTGCGCAGCTTGACCCAACTGAGCCTGTTGCGCACCCATTCCGGCCAATTGGTTTCCGTACCCGGCAAGACCTTGACTGATACCTTGGCCAATACCAAACTGCTGACCAGCCAAAGCGCCAATCCCTTGACCCAGTTGCTGCCCCAATTGGGACTGTTGACCGTAGATGTTTGCCTGCTGACCCGCTACATTGGCCAATCCTTGGCCTACTTGCTGCCCTAACTGGGATTGTTGGCCATAAATGTTGGCTTGCTGGCCAGCAAGACTACCCATGTTTTGAGCCATTTGCTGTCTTAACTGAGCCTGCTGACCATAAATATTGGCTTGCTGGCCCGCTAAGTTGCCCATGTTTTGAGCAAGCTGTTGCTCCAACTGGGACTGTTGGCCATAAATGTTGGCCTGTTGGCCCGCAAGCTGGCTTCCCATGCCCGCGGCACTTTGAAGTCCCTGAGCCTGTGCCAATTGACGCTGTTGCTGTTGCTCAAACGCAGCCATTCCACTAGCTTGCGCTTGGGAATACCCTTGATTCATCAGGCTAGCAACAGTATTAGCTTTTTGCTGCATCAAATCTCGGTCCAACGCAGCGCGTGCAACGGATTGACGCGATCCACCAAACGCACCTGCTGCAACAGCGCGTGCGCCTTCTTGCTGACGAGCCAATGAACCTTGCCGTTCAATCTCGCGCATCGAAGCATCAACGACATCTTGTTGATACGGATTCATGAAGGCTTGCGTCATCATGGGGTTGTACCCCTGTGCCGCGCCATACAACGATCCAATGCCCTGATTCAGTGTTCCTCGAGCATTTTCAATATTTTGCTGCGAATACCCCATCGCATTGATAGGAATGCCAGCATTAGCCAATCGTTTTTGGGCATCCAAGATCCCTTGCTGTTGCCCCATCTGGCTGATGGGCTGGCCTGATTTAGCAAGTTCTTCTTGCGCGTTAGCAAGCCCTGTCTGGGCTTCTCCCATCTTTGTAATGGGGATGCCTGCGTTGTTGTACTGGGTTACCGCGTTAGCAAGCCCTGTCTGGGCTTGACCCATCTGTGCGATGGGCAAAAAAGCTTGATTTAACGCACTTTGCGCTGCACCAAATTGCCCTCGAGTATCCGCCCCTTGCAGGATGTTGGCCGCTTGACCAACCAGTTGAGAGCCCAAACCGACGTTCTGAGTACCCGTTTGCAAGTACGGCGCATAAGCCCCGATTCCTTTCTCGCCTGCATACATCGCAGCATATTGCTGCGGAGTCAGTCCTGCTACTTGATAGGCAGGGAGCTCAGGCGCTTGTAGGTGTGTAGCAGCCGCTAATAGATTTTTCTTATAGGCTTCAATCTCCGGCGATTCGGCGTAGATTTGCGTAGTAGTTTCATTTGCCATTTTTTATCCCCGGGCCGCGTTTCGTTCAAGTTGATGCATTAGAGCGTACATGCGTTTTGCTCCTTGACGAGCACTGCCTCCACCTGCTGCGCGGACCGCTTTGGCGGTAAACACAAATTCATTGTTGGACAGCATGGCAGGGATAGAATCGGAAGTCTCGGTCCCCGGACCGTTGATCGCTCCCGTCATCCTAGGATACCCTCCTTGCGCCAAAGAGGCAATTCCCCCGGCAGCTTTTGTAACCGGAGGAGTTGCAGGTGGCGTACCAACTGGAAGTGCCGCAATTCCTGCTGTGGTTAGTCTGGCATTGGTGTAGGGGTCTGAACTATTGTATGAAGTTGGGGGAGTAGCTGTACCCGTAACTGGGGCAGCAGAGGAAAAAGCAGGAGGCGCAGTCATTGCGCTTGGGAACATTGCCGCAGCCGCCCCCGGTCTTGCTACCGTACCCGTATCTAAACTTGGATACATCCGGTTAGCTAAGTCTTTACCTTGTGTTTCCCCTGCTGTTTGTGCCGCAGACAACACTCCTGCTGGATGAGCAAGTTGATAATCTAAATCGGTCAGTTGATTATTAAGGCTGGCAATTTTTTGCGAAGCATTTGTATATGCAGCGGTACCAAAACCTGCTCCAGCAAGTGCATTTCTTTGCAGATCCAGTTGCTCTAACAAAGAAGTTCTTTGGTTGGCTGGAGAAAGTGGAGGGGAAGTCGTAATTGGAGGGCCAGCCGATCCAGGACCACTAAGAGGGACAGTAGCTCCACCCGTCCCACCCCTTATAGTGTCGTTACCGGTTCCGCCTACTACAGTGTTAAGGTTTGGAGGGCCATAAACAGAAAGATCGTTGCCCCTTCCGCCTACTAGAGAGGAGTTACCTGTCCCGCCTACTATAGTGTCGTTGCCCCTTCCGCCTACTATAGAAGAGTTCCCTGTCCCGCCTACTATAGTGTCGTTGCCCCTTCCGCCTACTATAGAAGAGTTCCCTGTCCCGCCTACTATAGTGTCGTTGGTGTTACCACCTACTATAGAAGAGTTCCCTGTCCCGCCTACTATAGTGTCGTTGGTGTTACCACCTACTATAGAAGAGTTCCCTGTCCCGCCTACGATAAAGTCGTTGGTGTTACCACCTACTATAGAGTCGTTGGTGTTCCCGCTTACTATAGAATCGTTTCCGATTCCACCCGTAATAAAAGGGCCTGTGTCTCGCATATCATATGGAACCCAGACCTGATAAACGCTCCCGCCGTTTTGCGAGTCATCTACAGTTTGGTAATAACCGTTACCGGTTGTTTGAGGAAGCGTAGCAATCCCGCCCGGAGAAACCGTAGTATCTATTCCAGAAACGTTGCTAATTCCCCCGGGAGCAACTGAAACATCTCCCCCACCTGTGACATCCCCACCGGGAGCAACAGAAACATCCCCCCCACCTGTGACATCCCCACCGGGAATAGAGGGACCCATCCCACCTGTCATTGAGGTGTCAATACCTTCTATGCCCGTAACAGGAATGTCCGAGTCATTAAATAATTTCCCAACCGGTTGGACATATCCCGAAAGAGGGTCATAACTGGAACTATCTGCCCCAGTATCAGGAGAACCAAAAATCTGTTGCATTTGGCCATCGGAATCTATGAAAAACCGAGGCTCGTCCACCGCTCCACCCTTGGCATAACCGCGGTACGCGGTCACTGGAGGTTGAGGCGTCATCATGTATGGGCTGATCGCGTTGCTCTCAACTCGAACATCGTTCATGCGATAAGGCGAATACCAAGGGTTAGATCCAACAATCTCCCCCTTTTCGTTATATTGAATACCAAACTTCTCCAAACCCTTGGCGTAATAATCTCCGGGGTTATCTGCAACCCTTTTTCGTGCAGCAGCAACGTTATCAAGCATCGCCTGCTGATTAGGATCTAGTTTGACTGGGGTTTTTTTGAAACCCCCAGACAGCCCCATAACGCCAAGACCCGCTGCTGCCAGCGGGGCGTACGTTCTGATTGCCCCCGGAGCGCCCATGGCTTCAGAAGCCTTAGACAAGGCTTCTTTTGCCGAGAATCCAGCGTTTTTGTAGCTCTGGAATTCCGGAGAAGACATAATCTGCGCATCAGTAGGAGACGCAGGCATAAATGCATTCTCCAACCCGCCCACAAACCCTTTCTGCTGGAACCCTTCCATAATCCCCAAGGGCCGTTGATATGCGCCGGGTGCCGCTACTGCGGTGGGGGCGGTAGAAGGAGCGCCCGTTGCGGGAGCAGAAATTGGCGCAGGAGCAACCCCGGGTGTAACAGGTGGGGCAACGGAAGCCGAAGTACTGCCCGGAGCAGTATTAATACGGGAAGGAACAGGGCCTGTTTCCGCCGGAGTTCCAAATCCTGTCGGTTGCCCCGGAGTTAAACCTGCTTCTATAGCTGCTTCACGGGCATCAAGCGCCGCAGAATCGGCAGGATTATACCCCATGCCGCGCTCAATTCCTTCCACCGCAGGAAGCTTAGTACCAAACGTTGCCGACGCATAAGTACCTAAGCCGGATATCAAGCCAGTGCCAACCGCCTGCTTAAGATTTTGTCCGGACAACAGCCCGACAGTTGTCCCTGCCAAACCGCTTGACAACGCTGTCTGTGCCAGATTACTTAGGCCCGGAGCAACGGCTCCGAGTCCCGCACCAATAGCAGTACTAATTGGGCTGGTTGGTCCTGCCAAATACCCAACCGCTGCACTCTTCAAAACATCCTTAAGGTTCCCACCACTAAGCGCGGTCACCGCTCCGGAAGCCAAGGGCATCGCCAAAGAACCCAAGCCCAACCCAGAAAAACCCAATGCCCCCGGACCGAGGAACGCGGCCAAAGCTACCGTGGCAAGAATTCTTCCAATAGGGCTTTTTAAAACACTTTTGACACCTTTGATCACAGACTTGAAGGGCTGAGTAACGCTGTCGCGCAGTTCAGTCCACCAGTTGTACTCAGGCAGTCCCGTATTGGGATTAATCGTTCCCGTTCCGCCATGCCGCTTAAGCAATTGCGCTTCTTGCGGGCTGATGTGCGCCAACATCGTATCGTTGCCACGGCCAAGTGATGCCAGACCACCTCGAGCAAATTGCTGTGGCTGGCTCATCTTCCTAGAACGACGTGCTTCTAGAATGACCGCGCCCAACGATGCCAAAAACTCAGGGTCATACTCCGGAGGAAAATCCCCCTCATCCACCAGCCCCTTTTCAACAAGTTGAGCAACCAGTTCTGCGTACTTTTCCGGGTTATCGTTTATGTATTGGACAATCTGCAAAAACCGATCAAGGTTTTCATCCGTCATTTCTTGCAGATCGGGCAGGATCTGGTCCATGCCCTGCTGCAACAGACCAGCAGCCTCGGGCAACGATTCTTGGACCCCGCTGCGTACGGCATCGTAAGCATCGTCCAACCCTAGTTGCGGTTGCTGCACTTGTGCGGCTTCCGGTAGGGCCATGATTCCTTGATCTGCTGCCATGTCAGTTCTCACTTTTTCTTGGCCGTCTTGGCCGATTGCTTGAACGCCTTGTCCGTAGGAGCGCCCGCAGTTCCGGGTTTGCGCATTTTCTCACCACTACCCGCTTTTATGCGAGCCTGCTTGGCATGGATGTTGGCGTAGAGTCCGGGTTTAGCCATGATTTTACTGAGTTAAGTCGTAAAAAGAAATTGACCCAATACCGCCGCCTGTGGCTGCGCCGCCTGTGGTTACAGTTCTTGCCACCAAGGTTAAAATATCACTGACCCCTGCAATAGACGCACCTAATTGCATGTCCCAGTTGTACCCTGCTCCAACCGATAAAATACTTCGCCCCGTTTTGCCAGTAGCAAACTCAGCATAAACTAAAGTTCCGCCGGTATACGAAGTAGAACTAATATCATATTCAACATTGGAATTTCCGGGCACTACAGACCATGATGGGGTAGAAAGCGTTGCGTTTTTTACAAAACCAATTTGAAAGTTATCTGCGGTGGCGGGTAAAAAATTAAGGGTGGTAGGTAATACAACCGCCCCAGTTCTTCCAGAAGCTAGTCTTATGGACATTAAAGGCTTATATGCAGTTGTTAAATAAGAAGAAGCAGTGAGATTTGTCATTGAAGCGACATGCTCAACCGAAGTTGCTTCAAATCCACCTTCTGACACTACAGAAGAACAAACTTGTGTCAACGTAGCAGCAACCGCAGACGTTGAAGTGATCTCATATCGCACCGGCAAAATAGCCGTGGTCATGTATACGGTGGTGCCGTATACGTTTGCTGTATTGAAGGTGTGGCAAACTATGTATTCACCGTTGATGATGAACCCACACCGCACAGAACCAACACCCAACCACTCAAAGTCCATCCACAGAATTTGCGGATGAGTCAGATCTAAGGTCAGACCGGATGTCCCGGTGCCATCTAACTTGTCCCCGTTCCAGCTTGACTGTGCCACCGTGCGGGTATCGTTTACTGAGCCGCTCGTATAAGAACGCAAGGTAAAAGCGTTGGTGCCGCCAACTTTGGAAAAAAACACGCCGTTTTGGGCGTTGAAGTAGCCAACCTTTTGGCTTAGATTTGCACTGGTGCTAGCATCCATCTGGAACGTGGCAAGTACCAGCAGCCCTTTGCCGGGCTGATATGGGAAAGAACGATACGTCTGCCGTATAACAGAACCGACACCCCCAGAAGTGACACTCAGGCTCACACTGGATTGGTTAGTATTAAATGTTGCCGCCCCCGTCCCACTAGTCGAAGTATCGAACTGATTGTCAGCGGCAAACCGGCTTTGACTATCAAATAGCGTATACGGTTGGCTAACCCGCTGCCTCCCAAACGCATCTAGGGCAGCAGATGGAAACGTGATGGGGATAGAGGTTCCAGAAGCCACTAGCTGTCCAAAAAGGTTGTTTACTTGGTTAAAATACAGCCGTAAAACGTTGTTTAGCTGGTCAATATAGCGCTTATCGTAGTCCTTTGGGGCATCCGGTAACCGCGGAGCAACGATCCCGTTGATACTAAAATCGGTCGTAACAACATAGGTCATCTCCGACCGTCCTTACGGATGTCAATTCGAGGCGCTCCCAACTGCCATTGCAGCCCAAGTTGATTACCTTGAACCTTTAACGACATCTGCCGACCGCGGACCCGGGTAAGAATCTGCCCAGTATACTGCTCCACCGGAAACGCCACTGTACGTATAACCGTTGCACTGTTTGTACCGCCAACGGACAACGGATTGTTGTATCCAGATCCTGAGCTTGCCAACGGCAACAAAGACATGGTTACCTGCGGATTAGCTGCCGTGGACCCCGTAAACCGAAGGTCCGGAACCACGCGCCAGACAAACCCAAATTCGTTACCGTCTTGAATATCAAACTCAGACGTAGTAATAAACGAATCAATTGGCGCAGGTGTGCCAGTAGCGTTATCGTCGTTACCGCTCTCATGGTTCACAAGAACATTGTTGTACGTAGCAGCAATTGGGTAATTGTTTAGACCACTGTCGATCCACGCAGTCCTGCCCATCGTCCCGTAGTACCAAACGTTTTCCACGTAGTTGTAAACCACATAGTTGGTGACAACGTTAGAAGTTCCTACGCAGTAGAACCACCAGACCTCGTTGAACCCTTCGTTAGTACTGCAATAGACCTGATCAAACTCCGCCTTGTTGATGCCCGTAGTTCCATCAAATACGTACTGCCGCAGGTCACAGTTTAACGTCTGAACCCGACCATCGTAGACATAGAACTTGTCTACGCCCATCCAATAGGTCACCCCGGAAGCCAACGTTGCCGCATTTGGCCCCGCAATCGAAATATTGTCTCCAAGCAGTTGAATACCCCAAATATACGGGGGACCAACATACTGCATCGAATAAATCGAACTGTCGGTAATCACCAAAATCTCTTGACGACTCTGTATCGCCGTCACAATCTTTGACCCGTGGGACAACCGGATACTTCCTGAAGTAGAAGCATCCCCCGCAGGGTTCGTAGCATTTGGATCCCATAACGCCGGGAAACCAGCATCCGACCACCGGATCAACACAGGATCCAACGTCGTATCATTCTCCGCCGTTGTACCAAAAAAGATCACGTACCGACTTGCATCCGACACCAATATATAAAGCTGGGAAAGCGGAACCATCGATGCCCCGCTTAGGCTAGCCAACGGAATGCCTCGAGCAGAGAAAAAGTGATCGCCTGACTGCGTGCCCGTAGTCGTGATCGGCGTACCGCCTGAAGTGGCCGCAAGGTTGAACGTCGTTCCCGTCGAATTCACAACGTAATACACTACCCCGGCAACAAGGCCCGTGGGCAACGAACCCGTAGTCGTAAGCGTTACTGCCGTCGTATCGTCCAAGACGACACTAGACGAAACCACTGCGGGAGCACCCACCGTTACCGTAATAGAAGAATAGTCGTAGCCAGTACTGGCGTTCCAGTAATAAGGAACACCTTTTCGCGGACCGTAAATTAAATCCTGACCAAAATTGGTCTGGTTCCATATCCGCAAACTGTCGCTAGACGATCCGCCAACACCCCACGCACCTTCGCCCCAACTTCCAGATCCCCACCCAAAAAGCGGAGTAGTCACATCCGTACCGACACTGACTTGATACACCGCGGAAACCGTTCCCCCACCCCCGGGAGGATAAACCACCGTCGAAGTGGCATTACTGGCCGCAGTGATCGTGTAAGAATCCGCGTCAATTACAGTGATCGTATACTCGTTGTTTAACGAAAGCCCACCTACCGACGAAGCACTGTAAAAAGTAACGTAGTCGCCAGTAGACGCTCCATGTGTTGAAGCGCGAACAGTAACGGTCGGCGAACCGTTGACCGTTGAGAACGGGTTGGTTAAGGTAGCTTGGGCGCGGATCGGCGTAACATCATAGTAGTTACCCCCGCCACCCGTCTGAATATAGAACTTTTTGCTCGTCCCAACGCCCAACAAAATCCGTAGACTGAGCGTTGCCCATGTCCACAAGGATCGGCATAAGCCCACAAACGTGGTGCTGGAAAGCTGCGTCCAGCCGCCAATTTTTTCAGGCGTGCCCTGACGAAAACGGATTTTGTCGCAGTCGTAATACCCGCCCTCGTTGGTATAGCGCGTATTTTCCCTGTTAACTCCGGGCTTGAACAGCAGCTTCTGTAAGGGCATTATTTACTCGCAACCCCTTTGTGCTTCTCAAAAGACCTCATACCGCCAAACCCAAGTAGCCCAGCAAGAAGGGTCATAAGTTGTTCGACTTGAAGGTCCGGTGGCGGGGCCAACCCCTTGGGGATTATGTCATATCCTTGACCAAAAGCCCAGCACCACTGCATTAGGGGATAGCCTAGGAACTGGTAAGCAAGACCAAGAACCCCAACCCAGCCGACAGCAGGACGCCACCCGCTGACAAACAGATTAGGATTTTCTGCTTCAATCTTATTGACATCAACTTGGGCAAGGTCTGTGGCTTGGTCGATCCGCTTTTCCTCAAGGTCCAGCTTGCGCTCCTCCAGCGCCATCTCCATGCGTTCTTTATCCGTTGTGATGAGCGAATCCGCAACTTTGCCAACGCCCTCAATGATTGACCCGATACCCATTAAGTCCATTACTTAAGCCCTTTCAAAGGAACGAACCCGCCCGCCGCAAACTCTTCTGCCACAAGGTCCCGTAAATCTTTCGCGTCTTCTTTTGACTCAAACAAGCCAAGGTAGTAGTACCGCCCATTTCTTTTAATCTGCGCCATCCATTTACGTGCTTTTGCGTGCCATGAGACACCTTCAAGCCCAGATGTATTGTGCGAGCGCATCGCCATGTTTGTGTTGTTGTATGAATACGACACGTCCCGCAGATTTTCTAAGCGGTTGTCAGTCCTGTTTCTATTGATATGGTCGATTGTTTGTGTAGGCCACTTGCCGTAAGTCAAAAACCATGCCAGCCGATGTGCGTATAACTGAACCCCGCAAACACAAACGCAAAGATACCCATTTGATTTGTCCAAAGAACCTTTTGTTACGGTTCCTTTTTTTGCGCCCTTGCCGCCACCAACCAAACGAACAAACTCTCCGGTGTTGGCGTTGTAGGAAATTACTTTTGCAACCTTCTCTTGCGTCAAATCTTTCACTTTAAGCCCCGTAAGGTTCTTTGTATCCAGCCCAGAAGGAATTTAGATTGGGTTCGGTTTTTATTGCAAATGTCGGCGTAGCGGGTAATTTTGGCAAGCGCGTAGGCTTTTTTAAACGCTTCTGGTTCAGCACTGTTGAACTTTTGCAGGGTCTTGTCCCCAACTGCGCCATCCGGTGTGGTACCAACAATTAACT